GTTTCCCAGTCACGATCGGGCCCTCCAGTGTGAGAGGATGCAGGAGTCTGTCAAACAGCGGGCGATGTGGGGAGAAACCGGCACGCCCAAAGAGCCGATTATCCATCTCAGTAAGGCTTCGCACCTTGTCACCGATCTTTACATGGATGGCGACAAATTGATGGCCCAAATTGAAGTGTTGGACACGCCTCCAGGCAATGACCTGAAGAGTCTCTTATCGGCTGGAATACCTATCCAGTTCCGTATGTCTGGTGTCGGCGGTGGCGATGTTGACGAGAAAGGCAACTTTGTCGTTAATGACAGCTACAAGCTGATTCAGATTTTCGCAACGAATGATCCAGCCTAACAGATGACGGTGCCAAGGACGGCTTTGAACTTGTACCCTTTTTCGATGGCGTCGATAGCCCATAGCATCTTGCATATCTCCAAGGGGTTGTCGTTGGAAAAGGGGCCAATGTCATCATAGGCTTTTTTGTGGAGGAGGATACCATTGATGGTCCCCTCCACAAAATACAGCTTCTTATCGGCAATAGGGAAGAGAATGTCTTTCTCGCCCTCGATGAAGTAGCCGAACTTCCTGTCCAAGTTCCCACGCACCCAACTCCCAGCCATCACGATGAAGTTCCACTCTTTGCAAGGCGCATCTTTCATGCCTGCATTGATAAGGGACGTGATCGTATTGCCGCCTTTATGACAAGGGCACAATCTCTGAATTTCCTTGGCATCATCAGGATGACAAGTTTCAGGGACTGTGCAGATGTATTTGGCTTCTGGGTAGTTTGCTCTGAGAGAACTTGAAGTAGTTTTCACCTGCCCGAAGTTGTTACTAGGGCAGAGTATCACAAAACCATACCTAATGCTTTTCTGTTGGTATAGTTTGCCTGCTAGACCTTCTTGTTTGGTGTGGACAGATGCCATAAGTCCTTTTTCCCCATTGACAGTTGTGACATAAAATCTGATACCCTTCGGGGAAGTTGTTCTTAATTAGCCACCGATACAGCCGCTCTCCTACGCCCTGCCCTTGTTTTCGCAGTTTGTAGCCGTCGTTATTGATGTGGTCAATGCTTAGGAACGCTTCCTCGGTTTCTCCGCAACAAGCGCATACAACGCCTCCATAGGCGTTGTACACCTTGATCTTCAAATCACGATGTTTGCTGTTTCTGAAGTCCAGGCACTCTTGGCAGAATCTTTTTGAAACACACGGTTTCGCTGCACAACGCCAGCAAAGCCCTTGTTCCGATAGGGAGGCGAACCATTCTCTGGCTGCTGTTTTCTTTTTTTCTCTGCACTCCTGACATAGAGTTTTCGTCACCAATGGATTAAGTCCGCATTGTGTGCAGAGGCCGTTCTTTTTTCTGTCTAGGTACGCATTCATGCGTCCATTATACAAAACTAAGTCGCCAATTCCAGGTTATCTGCATCTGGTTCGTCTTCCCCAGGTCTGGGAAGGTTGCCATGCTGAAGAGGTTTTCGTCGCTTAGTTGCAACGCCATCTCGTTAAGCGTTTGGCCGTTGGCTTCTTCAAACGTGATTACCGCCGTGAAAATTGCCTGAGTAGGCACTACAGGGTCTAGCTGTGCCACGACTGGCTTCTTAACCCTGGTGATACCGAACAGACTGTTTCTGTCGGAGTCTACGGTTCGCTTCACGGACTGTTGGTAGTCGTAACCGCCATCCCCGAACAACATGTTCTTGATGAAGATGTTTTTGGTGGACAATTGCCCAGCCAAGAAACCAGCCAAGGTCTGCTTCCCCTTAGCCAGAACCACGTTTGGGAAACGTAGGACTTCGGGTGCCTTGTGTCTGTCCCTGTATTCAATTAGAGCTATTATACCGCCAAGTGGCTTGGTAACGTCAAAAAAATTCGATGCCATGTTTCTCCTTATACGGCTCCTTCCTCTTTCGTGCCGTCTCTGTACTCAATGACGTAGCTGATCCCGCCAGTCCCAGAAACCTCATCGGTTACTGTGGCCCCATCTTTGTTGGCAACAGTCGCCAAGGATTCGATTGTCTCAATGGGTGGCACTACGAATTCGTTGATCGCACCGCTGATGTTAAGGAAGTGTAATTGAGCGTGAAATGGCGAGTATTCCTCAATGATCTCTTTTGCCTCTTTCACCCTGTCCTCATTTAGCCCCTCAATTTCTACATCAGCGTTGAATTTGCTGCTCTGACAATAGTTGCATTCGTCCATAAACTCCTTGTCAATGTCGCAGTGACTATAAGAATCACGCAAGCTGCCGTCGTAAGTATCCATGTTATACACCTTTTCGCTGTACAAAAAGGTTGTCCGTACCTTGCCGAAAACAACATACTCAGTAAACGGCTGACGCTCCTGAATTAACTGGTCAAACATCGGATCGTCGTCCTCAATCAACCTTGTATTCCAGTTCTTCGGTGGATATACATGGTCGGCTGGATCGGTCTGATCCATCAGTGGTAGATTCAACAAGTAGTCCTCAGCCGCCTTTTTGCTTTCTGGCATCGGCCTGATATCGTAGGTGATTGTTACCACGTCGTTCATATACAAAGGAATTGGCGGATTGTGTGCCAAGCCATACCAGATAACTAACTGCCCCTCCCCTGGCTCCAAAGAATCTACCAGCCTGATGCAGTCACTAGGCACGTTGACGTATTCCTTGGGGTTTTCTGAGGACCGTAATTTCACCATTATGTCGCCCAAAGGTTTGCGGGTTAGATTGCCCAAGGTGTTCCCCACCACAGCGCCAATCGACATGTCAGTGTCGCCACCATCCACCCTAGCAACAAAACCATCCGTCCATTTGTACTTGGAGATGATCTGCCACAATTTCGTGATCTTCAACAGCTTGATACCAGCTTGATCCAGCGCCTCTGTCAACCCTGACAACGTGCCCTTCTTCTTGTAGAGGTACACACTGCGGGCAATCTGTCTACGCCATTTAGCAGGATCATCAGACTTCAACCGTAAGTTGAAGAAGTTTGCCAAAAGTGGCAATAGCCTGTCGTGCGTAAGAGCCGGGTCAACCATGTCGATCAGCATATTAAGCTGGTCCTCAATCATGGTGAAGCCCTGGGCGACTGCCCAATTCAGGTTCCCTACTACCTGTGGCGTCAAGTCCGTGGACTTCATCTTGTGCTTATACATCTCTGGCATGTACAAGTTCATCAGCATTTCGTACTTGTCTTCTGGCGTATAACGTGCTACTTTAGCAGTTATAACTTCTTTGCACGCCGAAAGATAAAACGCTTGCTGGTTAGAGATTACCTCGTCAGTTTCTGTCGTCCAAGTCCACTGGATGATGTAGTCGCCTTGCAATAACCCCTGCTGCGACCACTGGTATTCAAAGACGCCCTCTATTTCTGTTTTCTTGGCCGCAGATTCCTGGTCTGGCAGCCACGCTGGGTTTACCGTTTGAACCGGCACGGCCTCCTTGTAGGTCAATGTATGCTGGACAGCACTAGACCGCAGCCTGTAACTAGCGTCCCTGAACCGCAGGATTTTCTCCTGGCAAGGGTCGATGCTGGCATCTTGCCGCAGTTTCTTTACCTGTTTCTCCAACGCCGTGTTGACAAAAGACGTTACCTCTGGGTCCACACTGCCAGCCTGTTCGATCTTACAGATGGTGATGTTGTTGATCTTTGCAGGCGCACGCAACAACCCATCTGCTCCAGGCGTATCAAGCGTGAACAGGATAGTATCAGCGACAGTAGGTTTTTCGTTGATCTTCTTTGCCATTGTTACCTATAACTGAATTCAACCAGGATGTTATCGGGCCTCACAATCTGGTTGTATTTAGGATAGAGAGCGTTAACGCTACCCTTCTGTTCTTCAATACTTGACGCAGTTGTGAAAGATATATCTACGTGTTCTACCTCTCTCACGTCCGCTAGGTTCTTGGCCAGGTCAGAATCACGCAAGCTCTGACCGAATTCCCAATTGTTCAACGAGAAGAACTGCACTATTCTACGGCCAACACGCTCACGGATGTTAGCTTCCTGGTTACGATGCACTCTATCCATAATACAAGTCATGTGAATGTCTACTTCCACAACTTCGCCGTCACGTAGGCAGATCATGTCGGTGAACATTTTGCGTCTGACTAACTCCTCAGATAGTTCTGCCTTGAGGTTAGGGGTAGGCTTGATAAGCCCCTGGTGTCCATCTCGGGCCAGTAAGTAAATATCAACGATATTGCCAGCGCAACCGTGATGACGCAGCACGGCCACCGACTTGCCAACAGAACCGTTGGTTGCCGTGGCGAAACCGTCTGCCAAGGCTTTATAGTCGAAGCCTGTTACGGCACGACCCTGTGTCTTGACGAACAAGGGCAATTTGCGGCGAATGTC